CTTACTAACACTGAGGTGGATACTAACTTTACCAACCTCAATAACGATAAGTATGAGTCTGGCGATAATATCTCAGTGGGCACTTTAACCGCTAGTGGAAATGTGACCTTGGGTATTGCCGCCACAGTAACAGCAGCTGGCTCTACACAAGGAGCTGCAACTGCTATAACAAAAACATATAACATTGTTACCACCGCTTCTGCGAACCAAGGTGTAATATTACCTTCCGCAGCTGCTGGTCTGGTAATTAATGTATTTAATATCAGTGGTAACACGATTAAAGTTTACCCCGCTTCAACTGAGAACATCGATGGTGGTTCTGCAAACGCTGCTGTGACATTGGTAACTGCTAATGGAACTGAGTTAGTGGGAACTTCTACTGGTGGATGGAGACAAGTAGGTTCTGGTGGTAATAACGTCCAAGACTTTACTATCAATGGAACTGCCTCTCTCTTAGGTGATTTAAAGGTGGGTGTGACTGCCGCTGTATCAACAGCTGGTTCAAGTCAGGGAGATGCAACCGCTCTTACCGAAACTTTTAATGTCATCACCACAGTCGGTGGAGCAGCTCAGGGTGTGATTTTACCAACCGCAGCTGCTGGGTTGACTTACATCGTTGCAAACGCAACTGCTACTAACTGTAAATTGTATCCCGCTACATCAGATACAATCAACGGTGGGTCTGCAAATGCTGCTGTAACTTTACCGGCAAACACGACATTCACTTTGACATGTAAAGATGCTACCGATTGGGTTAAACATCGTGGACTCGCTGTTTATAACTCTGGTGGCACATTGATAAACTAGGAGACTGAAATGGCAGGGCCAATTACACTTAAAGCTGGATCTTATCCAGCAGCTGCAGATGGTTTGGAAGGTTTCATTGAGCTAACATCAGCCGAAATCAAAAACCAAGTTGCTGGTGTAATCACTAAGCATTTTGCAGATAACACCGATGGGTCTGGTACAGCAGAACTTAATGTTGTTATAGGTGGTTCCGCTGGTGGTGATGAAATTGGAACTTTTACTAACAGAGAAAGCGATCAAACTGTGGGTCAACACCCAGTTACGCAGACAACCACTGACACGGTTCATCGTTTTAATCAAATAAGTGCCACTGCTTCTGAGAGTGGACAAATAAATCCTCTTAGGTGGACAGGTGAATCAGTAGAACAGGCAACAGACACAGAACTTGATACGGAAGTTCTTGACCTCTGTATAACCGCAATGTGTGCTGAAGATGCAAATACTGTAGGTCAATATAAAATAGAAACTTCTTCACCCTCTGGTGGAACATGGACATCTAGATATACCATTCAGGAAACACAGGTAGATGGAACAGACGTAAATTACTACCTTTGGCAAAAAACTGCTCCCACCACTGATGCTGGAACAAATGAAGACCTTCTCTTAAAAGTTGATACTGATACTGGTAGTGTCACAGAGATGACTGCTGCCAATATTCAAACACTGCTACCAGCGTTTAGAAATAGAATTATGGCTGGTGGTGTTGGAAAATACTTGTTGCAAACTGGTGCTCCTAGTGCCACTGGAACATGGGTTCAGATGGGCGCAACAATGACTGACCAGTTGAAAGACGTTGCTAGTGTAAACTATGCTGGAGATTACACTGGTTCATACTCTGGTAGTTACTCAAGATTCTTTGCTGGATTCTTGAACGCTAACTATACTGGTTCTTATTCTGGAACATACACTGGATACTATGCTGGTAATACTATTCAGTCATCAAGTTCTACTCAAGAGACAAAACAGTTGTTTATCAGAACAGTTTAAACCTTGACATTCGACAGTGAAGTGGGTTATAATAGACCCATGTAATAATTATGAGGATATATTATGAATGAAGAAACCTTGCCCCAATATAAAAATCCTAGATGGGTTGACAAAGAGAATCGCCGTATTTGGTGTGAAATTTTAGTCAACGGTAAATACCGTCCATGTAACATCAATGTTGGTAACCCATCAGAAGGATTAGTCAACAAAGACTATGATGCTCTTTTAGAACTTTACTCCGAAGAAGAGATTGATAATAATACTGAACTCTTTGAGAAAGAGGGTGAAGAGAATCTAAAGAAAGCAGAAGAGGCAAGAGAAGTTCACATCAACAGAGTGAAACAAGAGACCTTGTTTGAAATGAAGTTGGAAGCTTTTGAAATCGAAGCAATAAAAAATTCTAAGAACAAAGAACTGAAAAAATGTATTCGTAAAGCTAAAACTCTCATAGAAGTTCAGGCCTACTCGACTATGATATTGCAAGAAGAATTCAATTCAAATGAACATATTGGATAATGGATATCTTTATGTAGCAACGGTAAAAAAAGACTACTATGAAGCTGCAAAAACCTCAGCGATATCCTTAAAAGAATTTTATCCAGAAGCAAAGATTACTCTTTTCACTTTACCAGAATGGGTAGAGAAAGAAGATTACGAAATCTTTGAAAACATTGCAACCTATGGCCCAAATCATGTGAGAACTAAATTGTGGGCTCTATCGCGTTCTCCGTATGAAAAAACAATGTATCTGGATTGTGACACCTATATTCAACATGAAGATATATCAACCGCATTTGATTACCTTGGTGACAACGATATTATCTTCACTCGCAATCGTCCCTACAATGCAAAGATAACAAAACTAAACGATACAGAAGAAATGATATATCATTGTGGTGTTTTTGTTTATCGTAAGTCAAAAACTCAAGACTTATTCGATGATTGGTTTGACCAGTATCAATATCAAATTTCAGACAGTTATGACCCATCTCCGTATTCGGAAAGGGTGAGGCCTTGGGACACATTCACTATGTGGTATCTATTGAACAAAACGAAGTATAAAGATACCATCAAGGTTGGTGACTTCCCAAGTCCAGATGCTAGATGGAATTTTTGTTTGGGTCAAAAACCAGAAGAGTTGGATGGACAGGATGTTATTATAACACACTATACGATAAAATGCAAACGATAGATAAAATAAATCCAGAGCTCATTAGTATGTTGGATAATTGGACTGATTGGTTTGATAATCAGAACTATGATTCTTTAGTTACAGATGAGAGAAGACATGGCGAACACGATATAGATTACTATTGTGGGGATGAGTATTTACATTCTGTGATGTACAACGATAGTAATCACAAAGGCCCGCCAGAGTATGCAAAGGTAACAGACTTTCATAATACTCATGGTATACCAGACGAATTGAGAACGAAATCTTTAGAGTTGTCAACTGAACTTGGCGATTGGTTGGGCACAAAGTATACAGCTGTTCATGTTTTGTATCCAGTTGGGGGATTTATGTCTTGGCATAATAATTGGGACTGTCCAGGCTATAATATACTTTTGACTAGGAGTGATGGTCAGGGATTTTTCCGATATCTAGAACATGGCAAAGTAAAAACAATTGATGATGATATTGGATGGCAAGCTAAAGTTGGATACTATGGTGGGCCAGACAATCCGTATTGGCATTGTGCTGGAAGTAGGGGAGTGAGAGAAACTATTGGATTCGTGACTCCGAATCAGGCGATGTGGGAAATGATGGTGGAGGATATATGTTCTCAATAAACTGGTTTATGGCAGAAGAACAATTGCAGAAGTATGATGGTATCTGGTCTGGCGAAGTCAGTTGGGATACTGTAAACTTCTACAAAGATTATGTTGGAACTTTATCCAACAACGAGAATCTAGCTGGACATCTTCAGAAACAAATAAAAATAGAGAATTTGCCTGTCACTATTCGTGATGACTTAATGAAAAACTTTAAGAAACCAGAAGTCACAGAGTACGTTAGTAAATACAAAGATACTTTAAATCCCATACCGCCCATCAAACTTGAAACAACATGGGTGAATCATATGAAGAAACATGAATTCAATCCTCTCCATAGACATGGCGGATTGTTTTCTTTTGTGGTATTCATTCAGATACCATACGACTTATCCGAAGAAGATAAAGTTTTTCCAGACACACCAGATAAGAAAACTTCTAGACTTGGATTTGTATTTAATGAACCTCTTGCCGGCCCAGAAGAAATAACTTTAGATGTTGATGAGAGTTTTATTGGTAAGATGGTTTTGTTTGATGCTAAATTGCCGCACATAGTGTATCCATTCTATACTTCTAATGAGTGTAGAATTACAGCATCAGGCAACGTAGTCTTTGCACCCTAGAAGAATCCTTCTCTTTGTCCTATAATCATAAATCTATCATATTCCTTTTTGCCGTCCCAAGAATAATATGTTTGTTTCTTGGTTCCCTCGTATCCACATTCTTCTATGTTGACTTGTTTCTTTAAGTCTTCAATACTACCAACACAGTTGATACCAAACATTTCTTCTACTACATTTGAGTTTTGAATGGCGTATATCGCCTGTGGATTCTTGCCGTTGAGTTCTGCCAGAGGATACAGTTGTTCTGTACAGAGACAGATAACAAGGTCTACGTCAATTTTGTTTAGATTCTCAAACTCAAATGGGACATCCAGATTCCAGTGTCGAATGTTTACGAACTTTTCTTGTGCATAATGTTTATGGAAAATCTTAGAGAGTTCAATAGACTCTTCATCGATGTCCACCATGTGAATTTGAGCCACATCCATGTTTTCACACAGTAACGGAACTAGGGGAACACCCAACCACGAGTTCAATATCAGCACTCTCAGGGAACCTGTTTTGGTGTAATACTCTTCAATATATTTTTTCGTTTCCTCTACGCACCAGATACTTGCCTCCATGTTATTTTCTTCCATAGACTTTCGGAAGTCTGCAAGTTTATGGGGCATCTTGTTTTCGATAACATGTAGTGCTTCGCCCCAGTGCTTAAAATTATTTAAAAAATTAAAATTTAACATCTTCACCTTTTCCCATTGAATCAAAAATACAAACGTATGGTAGTTCTCTATAGGTGTGTTTTTCTATGTCATGCGGAAAAACAAACCCTTGATTGAAACTGTAAACCCATCCAAGTGGGAACAGTTTTGTTTTGATAACTCTTCTATTGTAAAAGAAATTGTCGAGGCCACGATAATACCATAATATTTGTTTTTGATATTTGTTAAAATATTCTGTAAGTTCCCTAGTATTTAGGTCATCATTCCACCTCAACACTGATGAATTGAGGTCTGTAAATTTGTGTGGTATATGTCTTGTCTCTTTGTATTGCGTTTCTAAATCATGCCACCAAGTTTTTACTAGACACAGATTATCTTCTGGGTCATAGTTAGCAATCACATCTACATTTTTTTGTATGATGACATCCAAATCAAAGAACATCTTTTCGCCCTTTTGGGTTACAATATCATCATTGAACAAATACATCTTGTTCCACCACTTCTCTAGTTTGTTTCCGCCTGGCAAAGATATGATTTTTATGTCCGAAGATATGTCGGTTGCATCATCAGTTAGACAGTGAAATGTAAAGTCTACGGTCAAGTTTTCCAAACATGATTCATAGATTTGTTGGACATGTTTGTGGTTGTATTTAGTTCCCCACTTTACGGTGTATATATTTACCAATGTCTTAAAACCCCAGATATGATAAAGAAACAAGTAAAGAAGTTAACTAGAACTACGATGGTTCTAAATATCGCAACCAAATCTGCTTCATTGGAATCATCGGAAGCCTTTTCTCCCAAAGATTTTGCCCATATTCTCCACCACTTTCTTAAATTAGTCATCGCCAATGCTCCAGTAACCTTGGGTCAGCAAGGTCATCTTGTTTTGTGTGACCTCTACTCTTGTCCTCAAAAGGCAAAAGGTCTACGTTAAATACACAGAGGATGCAATTTTCTCTGTAAATTCCTACACGCAAATCATCCTCGTCCCATGACCTTCCACGGTTGTATGAATATGCCATCCAACTTGGAAAGTAATCCCACAGTTTTTTCCATCTCCAAGAGTGGTAGTTGTCTGTGCCGTCTGTAAAAGTGAACCATATTTTTTCTTGGTGTTCTAGTACGTCATTCCAGATAGGTTCACACTGGTCATCACTCCACACTTGACAACTACCGTTTGTGTGTGCGCCGTGTGCTAGTTTAAATTGTCTACTTAACATGGGTCTGGGGTCTTGCCACCATGACCGCATTTTTGTGGGTTGTTCTAAGTTGTATGTGATGATGGGAGTCAAATCATTTTGTATTATTATATCCAAATCAAAGAAGATGAAACGTCCTGTCGGCTTATCTGATGCAAAATTGTGAGTATTGAAGACCATTGTTTTAGGTCTGTCCCAACATCTAGCCATGCCATACTTAAAGTCATCATGG